TGGATCGCTAAAGTTGCGGAACCACCAACGATGTTAAATGAACCACCTGTCTTAATGTCAGTGGTAAAACGGTTCAGTTTGAATCCATATTCTGGTGAAGTATTTCTAGTTCTGTCAGTATTGAAACCAGCGACGTTTCTGTCTTGCCAATACTTAAGAACACCGGTAACTTCATCATAAGAAACAACTCTACCAACAGCAGTAGAACCGACACCAATAGTTTGTGTAATAAATGCGTCAGCAGTGAATGTAGCAGAACTATAACCTGCTCCAGTCAGTTTCAAAGCATAAGTTGCTGCTGCCTTATCAGTTTCTAAGTTTGTGGTAGTGTTATATGCCTTGGGGTTCTGAACCAAACCAACTCTTGCAATCTCATTGCCTGTGATGAAGTCTGGGTTTTCAGAGTCATTTTCAATTCTAGAATAGATAAGAGCATTTCTTGCTCCCAACTCTCTATAGATGTCAGCACCATGTCCACCTTGAGGAGGAATGATGACATCAAAAATAGGTGAAGTGGTTCCTGTAGGAACACTTCCGGCAACTAGATCAACAGTTCCAAACGTATATCCAGAACCACCCTTAGAAATAGTTACGGACTCTACTTTAGAATTGTTGTTGATGGAGATAGTACACTCCGCTCCGCTTCCATCACCTTGAATGGGAACTCTAGTATAAGTTCTATTTGCAGTTCCTAAACCAACTCCTCTATTTGTAACCTTTACAATCTTAAGTTGACCACTAGTTGCGGCATTACCTCTGACGGCAGAGATATTGGCGTTTGTTGTACTTGTCCAGTCCTTAGGAACCGGCATGAAGTTTGTGGAGTCAAACTTTACAATATCTCCAGGTGCGATAGTATAAAGATACTTCCAAATATATCCATCACCACTTGTTCCTGCTTCTTTAGGTTCTAAGTCAGTGAATGTGGGTTCATCAAGAGATGCTCTACCACTTGGGTTCTCTGGGTTGGAACCATTCTGAAGACAAATATAAACTCTGTAGTCAGAGTTCATTACATAATAGTTTGCATCGTAAAGGGAAACAGCGTTAGAGGGTTTAGAGGGATCCTCTGCTCTAACATTGTTTCTGTACATATCATAAGTGGTTCCTGATGCCCAGGTCACTTTTCTGATGACTTGCTTTACGTCATCAGTATCAATTTTCTTGAGAGCGATCATTGTATCCCAATAATCATTCTCTTCATTAAAATTATCTCTAGGATCCGGTGGATCACTATCCCAACCTGCAACTACATCCGTTGGGTTAGGCAAACCAACGAACGAGTAGAAAGAGTTGCTAGTGGATGCAACACTAGCAACAAAATCCTTTGCATTTAAAATACGAAGTTGTTCAGTTATAATCGCAGCCATTTGAGCCTAGTTTTTTTACTTATTTATAGGTTATGTTGTAGAGTATCCAATGAACTTCAGAGGTTCAAGGCGGTTAACAACAGCACCTGTTGTGATGCCAGTTGTGCCTTTCAGTGTGTAAGCATTGAATGCCACTGCACTCGATCTTGAACCAAGGTTAATCTTACCCCAAGAGAACTCACCGTAGAATTCAGTAAGTCCGATGCCACTAATATCACCAAGGTCTTCGACGCTTACAGTGACGTTCTTAACGTATGTAATACCCACGCCCGCGACAGCAGTTTGTGCTACGGACACAGCAGCGACTTCATAAACAGCATCCAGGAACTGGGTCGTGACACCCAATGCTCCACCTGTCTGATAAAGTGAAGTTACTCCACTACCAACGTTGCTATTTCTGACTGTGAAGTAGTCGCCAACAGCAATATCGCTTAAGGTCACGGCAGCACCAACAACCTTTGTATCTCTGAGGAAGGAGTCAACAGGGATGAAGAACTGCATCACGAAACCAGTAGATGCAACACCAACTGATGTAGAAGTGAGACCAACAATGTCACCAAAGTCACCCGCGTAGAGTGCTGTATTATTAGTCTCTCTTGTCACGCTAGGTGCCTCTATAAGGACCTGTGGGACGGATGTTCTGGTGTAACCAACACCAGGTGTGGAAACTGTAATAGAAGATACTGTATCGCCTGTCAGGGTTGCTGTAGCGGTTGCGCGAGCGGTTGTTCCAAGACCAACAGGTGTCTCAATAGTGACCGTTGGAGCAGATGTATAACCTGTTCCGCCAGCACCGATAGTGATAGACTCAACTGTATTTCCAACGGAAACAACAGCAGTAGCAGAAGCACCAACCAGATTATCCTGAGATACAATACTTACAGTCTGAACTTTTCTGGTGGTTTGGTTTTCATCATCAGGGTTGAAGAAAGGAATGACACTTTCAACAAAGAGTTGAGTAGAACCAACACCAACAGACTGAATGATATTTGTTCTGGGGTTGATGAGTGCCTCATTAAGAACTCTCTTCTTACTGATGATCTTACCGTTGACAACTTTATCAACAGTTTGCTTACACCAGGTGACTGTTCTTGCGTGATCGGGGTTTGGATCAATTCCTCTACCAGAATATGGGTTAGTTACTACAGTGTCAGAAGAGAATATCTCAGTAACAAGTCTTTCGTCTTGGTCAATAGAACCAGGAACCAACTCTTGGTCTCCTCTGATGCTCAGCATATCACCATCCTTGACTGTCTCTAAGACATCGCGGAATGTAACGTCAACATCACCAGAACCCTTGTAGAAGAGAACCTTACACTTGTCACCAGTGAATGTTCCGTTCGCGTTAGGACCATTAGGTGCCTCCGCGAAGGAAATAACGCTTCCACCATCAAAGGTATATGCTTCACCAGGCACCTGTAGGATATCGTTAATGAATACCAAGATGGTTGCCTTGACATCGATGTTAGAACCAACTGCTGCTCTGATAGTTACAGGAGAACCATTTCTCTTGATGGTGAACTGTCTCTTAACTCCGTCAAACTCATTCTCAAACTTATCAAGAACTTCCAACTCACCGAAGTGCCATCCAGAGAACTTGTCAGAGTCAATTCTATCAACTGTAATTTGGAACTCTTCAAATGTGAAGTTGGTGTCAGTCGGAATACCAGAAGCGCCACCTGTAGCAACAGTTAAGACTTGACCTTGACCATATCCATAACCAAAGTTCTTGATCTCAAAGTCAATGATACTAGAACCTTGACCAACTACAATATCGATAGTTGCTTCAGTTCCAAGACCAGCAGAGGTGTCGCTGTAAACCAGAGGGATATTAGAGTAAGACAGAGGTGCATCAAAAATAACGATAGGTTCAGAACCTTGAACATATCCAGAACCAGGGTTGGTGACTGCAATACTTACGATGTGACCGTTGCTAATGGCAGCGGTTCCGATAAACTCAATGGCAGGTGTTCCAGTGTTTACAGTAGTAACACCGACATTTACAACTTGGTTTGATCTGTAACCAGAACCAGTTCTACCAATAGCGATAGATGTGATAGTTCCAGCGGTAGAAACTACCGCAGTGCCACCTGCTGCAACCAGAGGTTGATATCCAAGACCTGCGGTAGAACCAACAGAAACGATGTATCCACCAACAGGAATAGTTGCATTGTTTGCGTCGTAAGCAATAGATGTAGCAGTTCCAGTAAATGTGATGCTGCTGATGCCAGAACCTTCAGACAGACTATAGTCTTGGTCTACACTCAGAGAACCGGTGGGTCCTTGGAAGATACCGTTGATAAGAATGGCAGCGTTATTGGTTGAGAAACCAGTAACATTTTGCTCATCAGACTTCAACGTGAAAGTCTTAGTTACAGCATTGAACTGGTCAGCAATGCTGTCAAAGACGTGGTTAGTCTTGTAAGCATCATCTGCACTATCAATGTTTCCAGATCTCATGAAAGATCTGCCCTGGAACTTGGAGAATGTGGTTATTCCAGTAAAGTCTCTTTCGTCAGGTGGGTTTGTGGTGGAACCAATGGGAGTAGGTCCAAGAGGTGCGGTGTAGAAGTTGATAGTATTGCCAACAATATTGTAAGCACCATCAACTACCGTGACAGCAATACCAGCGGGGTGCGTGGTGATGCCAGTTCCCATCCATCCTCTATCAATGAGAATACCGTTGGTTGATCCAAAACCAACTGTATTAACTTTCATTATTTCTCCAGCGACCTGAATAAGGTCTCCACCAAATACAGAGTTAATACCTGCAATAGTAACGACTGTATCTGTTAAGAAAACTTCTTTCAGAAGAGTGGTGGTTGAACCAGTAGAAACTATTGGATTTTGAATATAGTTGTCAAGTGCAATAAGACACTTACTATTCTGCTTTTCAGCAGTCAGTGTGTGGAACGTTCCAAGTCCAACACTGGTGAAGTCAATGGCAACAGGTGTTTGTGCCAGAGCATTTTCAGCAGACGATGCCAACTTAATAGTCGAGTTGTTTTCTTTAATGACAAAGACTTGAGTTGTTGTTGGCAGTAAAGAAGTAGCACCAATGCCTGCGAATGTAGTTGTCGCAATACCCACTTGAGTATGAGTAGAGATGCCAAGGGAGTAGTTGACTGCTTCTCCAGAAACGAAGAAGTGGTCAGGCATCGTGATAGTATTATTAGTCAGGTTAAATACCGTGCTGTCACTACCATCAAAGTTTCTAAGGAAGATAGGTCTTTCTCTATGAGTCAGAGAGAACGCTCTCTTAACATCTACTGATGTACCATTGTAGAAACCATAACCTGCGCTTATGGATGCGTTGTTGATGTCTATCTCTCCACCTACATTTGCGTTGACATCTACAAGTTGTATTGCCTTCATGAATACTTTAACTTGTACATCAGCACTGGCAGGAGGAGTGTACTGAAGATGAGTGTCGGTAGATGTAAACAGAGCACCGATAGTTCCAATACCAGTGGTGGTCTCAAGAATACCAAACTCTGACAAATAAACTTCACTACTATCATTGACAGCAACTAGTTCAGAAACTTGATACTGATCGTTGGTCGTATCCTCAACGCTTACGATATAATAAGCAGCATTGTAGTCATCACTACCAGCATTTGTGTATGTTGCGATAGTATGAATGCCAGGAGTAGCACTAGAAGACAATGATGTGTGGAAGGACTCAATTCTGGCAATATTTTCACTTCCAACACTAATGATAGAGTGTCCTGTTCCTACAGACTGAGTGCTTGCCAAAGAAACTCTTACAGTATTAACTGTACACGCAGTTCCTGCGTTAGGAGTAAAGTCAACATTTACAGTTCCGGTTGCCATACTTGCGGCAAATGTACCAAGACCACTTAACAGAGAACCTTGCACTGTTGACATATCTGCGTATTCAACAACATCAACAGTTGTATCATCATGAATAACACTCAGTTCAGTGAAACCAAATGTGCCATCGTCCGCTGTTATTTCTACAATAACTTTGCTTGAGCGATATGTCGAAGCAATACCAACAATTGTCGTGGCAGAACCATCAGGTGTCTCTACCTGAGTTGACTGAATATCACATATGGTTCCCAGGGCGTAGGTTCCAACACCAGTAACACCGGGGTCAATATCAAAACTTGCTACGCTGACGTTGTAGTTATTGACAGAGAACTTAGTGGGGAAGAAGAGAAGTTGACCTTCACTACCAGCGATGTTAAAGTCAAAAGTACCAAGGTCAGTAGTTGTGTCTACGCGACCATAGTTCTGTACAAAACCAATAGAACCATCATGAATAAGTGAAACGAGAGATGCCTGTCTTTCGCCAGTGAAAGTCTTATCTTTGACAAATGTCAAGAACTTCTTCGCTTTTTGAGATACGTCAAAGTTATTAACAACAGAGAACCTTTCAGTTCTAGGTTCACTGTTGAACTGAGAACTAATGTCGTCAATAATGAGTGCTCTGTTTCCAACAGACTCAAAGTAGTCAGTAAGAACTTTGTTCTGTAAGAATATTCTATCGGATATAACTGTGCCAGACGCTGTTTTCGAGTTCTCAGTTACGAGGTCGAAAGCAGGGAAGCAGTGAAGACTGATACCGCCACCAGTGCGAGCACCACCTCTTGCTCCACCACCACCACGAAGTCCACCACTTCCACCATAAACAGGGTCAGGGAGAATGTCGATGGTAATAGAAATTTCAGCAGCAGTGTCTGTAAATACATGTGTGCTGCTAGTATCTGTAGACTCAATGATAAGATCACTGAACTTAAGGAAACCAGAAGTATGATTCAGGGAACTTACAGTATCATCCCATTTCTGTAGAGGAATCTTAGACTTAATAGCATAAGAGAAGTTCTGGTAGTAGTTGTTGTCGGGAACTCTTTGCTGGTTGTCATTCAGGAAACCAGTGGACTGTTGAAAACCTTTCTCAATAACGGAGGATGCTTCAAGAGTTATTTCAGAGTTGAAGTCAACTTTAGACTTAACTCTTCCCTGTGTTCTTGAGGACTGACCAACTATCAGTTCATTAACTTGGAAGTCTTTATCAGTGGAAACTTTCAGTAACTCAATTCTGTTATTCCAACTATCAACTCTTCCCTTTCCACTCTCACCGATGACCTCTTCACCAACAAAGAAGTTATTCTTTTTGAGTTTGACATTAAACTGTGGGAAGGAACTCTGGTTAATAATTCTACCAGCAGAGTTTGTGGCGTCAAAGTTGCCAGCAAACAAGTTGTCGTTGATAATACCAGAGAGACTGAAGGTCACCACACCAACGTTTCCGCCGATAGGAATGTTTACATCTGTAAGTGTAAACAGTTGATATCCATAATCGACAGAGTTGAAACCAGAACCAGTCGAACCAACACCAACACTAACATTCTCAATGAGAACTTTGTCACCAACAGCGAAAGGTGACTGCTCGCTAAAACCAGTATCGAAACCAACAGTGACTTCTTTAGTGGTCATGTTGAAAGAAATATCATCAATACCAACACCATTGCTGTTGCTGATAGGAATGATCTCTGGTGCAATGTTAGAAAGTCCGCTGGTATTCTTTCTGATAGTCACCTGTGTGTCGCCAGTTTCAAAGAACAGGTCAACATCAGTGATCAACTCACCGGTCAAACTATCTTTGACAATAAGGTTTGGTGCGATAGTATAGTTCTTACCAGATGAAGTAATACCGATCTCATCAAAAGATGCAAGAGACTCAAGGAAGAGAACCTCTGGTAAGTTTGTAGTGGGTCTGAGTGTATTATCAGTTGGATAGTCAAATCCAATATTCTCAATGTTTGTAGATAATACTCTTCCAATAGTATTGCTGGTGGGTTCAAGAATGGCACCGGTTCCAGTTACTATTCCAACAACAGTTGAAACTCCAACTATTTCTCTGTAACCTCTACCTTTGTAAGTGATGTTGATATCAGAAATACCACCATAAGCACCTGTTGCATCTGTGGTGTAAGAAAGGGTGGCGTTTGCTTGAGTATATTCTGCTTTCTCAGGGTTACTCTCAACGTTATACTTGAATACAGAAGTAGAACCAACACCAACGATAGAATATTCACCAGAGAATACACTGTTAGTTCTCGTTATTTGGTTGTGTCCTACAACTTCGTCGTCACTGATTATTTCTTTTTTAATGTCAGAAATAAAGTCAAGGTTTACAGGAGTAAACTCATAGAACAATTCTTCAGGAACATTATCAGTAACGACTAATGTAAGTTTGGCATCAGCATCAATACCAACATCGCCAGTCTTAGTAATCTCAAAGTTCCTAGAACTTCCAGATGCTTCAAACTTATTAGTGAACTTAGCATCACGATAGAGGTTTAAGTCAAACGCAGAGTAGAGTGTAGATGCGTTTTGATCTGACAGAGAAGAGTCACTAAGGTCGAATATTACAGTGTTGCCACTTAATACATCTACAGGAGGGTTGACTGGCAGTAATGAACCACTTCTCGCTATTGTGATCGCAGCAAACTCAGGAGTAAACTGTTCTGTCTGATACTTATCATTACAGAGTTTTACGGAGTCCTTAGAGAATCTGTAAGCGTAGTAGATCTTTTGGTCCGTCAAACCTGTAGGTGCCGGTGAAGCAGACAGGATGACTTTATCTCCAGTCTTAAGACCATGGTCTGCGATAGTAATAGTATTCTGAGATGTGCTAACTCCAGCAGTTGTGAAACCAAGAGGGTTGAATACTATTCTTCTGTTATGATCATTGTATTGAACTGTGACAGTAGTTGTAATACCAGGGGTGACATTCATCGAAACTTTGTCACCGAATGTCAAACCATGCGTTGAACCTGTAGCAACGGTTACAACATTCTTACTAACTTCGGCATTTACAACATTGTCTCTAACAGTTTTCAGACTATGACGTGTGCCTGTTCCAATACCAGTGAAGTAAAGAACTCCAGAGGTCATTGTCGTGTCTGCAACACCAACGAATGTTCCTACAGAACCAATACCAACCTTGAATGTCTGAATACCAATAAGGTCATCAGACACTCTAGCAACGTAGAGTGGAGTATCATTAGCAATACTATAGGTTGTGGGACCTGTCGGATCTGCAGTGACGACAATAGAGTCTCCATCGCCATTGTGATACAAGACAACTTCACCAGTCTTAAGACCATGGTCAGGAATAAAGAGTCTTCTGTTGTCTACAAATACCTGGGTAATACCGGCACCAGCGTTAGAGAAGAAGATAGTAGAACCAACACCAGTTCCAGTAAGAGTTCCGATACCTAAAGTTTCTCTAGGATCAAAATAGATTTGGTCATTAAGTTCAAAGTCAACATCATTTTCTCTTTGAGAGATGAAAGTAAACTTCCTGCTGTCTTCTTGAAGAACAGTTGTAGCAGTGTGAGCATAAGAAACTGTTCCGTCAACTGCTCTTTGAACTCTGATACGTGAAGACAATGCATCAACGTTCAGAACCTTAACTCTTTCAGAACCTATTCCAAGAACATCGTTCTCTCTAATGTTAAGCAAACCGTCACTGAGGGAAGCACCACCAACAGAGAAATAGGTTACAACTCCAGTAGCACCAGCAGTTCCAACTCCAGAAAGTAAACTGAATCTATCAGTGCTAACACCAATGTTGTATCTGCTACTAATAGTGATAGATGTATTGAAACCAGATAGTGTAACAAGGTCAGTGTTCGTAAACCCGTGAGGTGCAGTGGAGAAAGCAACGAAACGTCCAGAAGAATCTAAAGGAGTAACTTCAAGGTTAGAAACAGTTGAAGAGGCAACACTGACATTAGTGATGACTTTACCTGCAACTCTGGATACTTTTGCCTTCGCAGAAGTAGCACCATCAAACTTTTCAAAGTCTATTCTATCGCCAACTTGATATCCAGTGCCACCTGTTACAATACCAACAGAGTCGATAGTTCCAACAGTTGTTGCTGTAATATCAATAGACTCTTCTCTTATCTTATAGGGTTCTAAAACTCCGTCATAAGATACATTATCTCTAGTCAGGAAAAGAGGTGATGTATTTCTGAACCAGTTATTGACAGCAATGTCATAGTCTTCCTGGTTAGAAGTTATACTAGTGTTGAAGTCATTAGGTTTAGACTTGAACGTATTACCAATGATGTAGGGGAAAGTAGGAATCTTGTTATTTTCAAATGGACCATCATTTTCTACAGCACCATCATTGATAGTAGCAAAGTAAACGTATCTTCCCTCAGGATAGTCTGGAGTGATACAGAACCTACCATTGTGTTCGTCAAGGTCACCACTTGCATCATACTGATAGTCCTCAACAAAGAAACCTTGAGGGAAAGCGGTGAACGACGGTCTGTTTGTCCTTGTCGCTAGTTTGTAACTACTTTGAATCGATTTAACTGCTCCACCATTATTATTAGCATATCCATAGGGTCCATAGATGGGGTTGCCATCATACGCCCAACCAATAATGGGTGAGTGGAAAGATGCATTTGCCTCTTCATCTGCGCCACCAGAAGCAAAGTCTGCCGCACCGTATTGAACATTTTGTAAATCTTCTTCTTGATATTGGGTGACGTTCTGTTGAGACTTACCGAACATCATCTTTCTCAACTCTCTAGGAACGTAGAGATGAGTATATTGAATACCAAAGTCAGAGTTTTGAGCAGCATCAAGTATTCCATCGTCACTGCTTATAATATCTTTGTACTTCTCAAACAGGTTTACAGTCCACTGATTGATGTTTGCAATGAGTGATGCGTTTTGACCACCAACTTTAACTGTGACTGTTGTTGTATCAGTGTATCCAATTCCACCTTCATCAACAATGACATCAATAATCTGACCACCACTGATGACTGGTGTCAACTTACAATAGTTGCCATCACCATTTACAATAAGATCAGGAGGTGAGTTATATTCATAACCACCATTTGTAACTAATACTTGTTCTACTTTGCCGTTGTTGACAATGGGAAGCAGTTCCGCATCTCTACCAGAGAGAAGATTAAATACTGGTTGCTTATTGTAGTCAATGACTTCACTAGCACCATAACCAACTCCATTGTCAGTAAGGTGTACTGACTCAATACTTCCCCTAAACACTGGTTGTAGTGTTGCTCTAAAGTCTTGACCACTAAATGTAGTTACTCCTATTTCACCAATAACAGAAACAGAAATAGCAGGATAGTTGAATGTATGTGTTCCACTGCCTGTGGAGGTGATGTTTACATACTGTTCAGTGTCATAATAGAAAGACTTAGCAGTCGTACCAAGACCAACAGATGAAAGTTGGAAGTTGTTGTCATCTACTACTGTTACGATATAAGTTTGGTCAGAACTCAAACCATCAGCATTACCAGAATAAGTGACCTCTTCACCAGAGTTGTATCCGTGGTTGTTGATATTAACAACGTTCAACGCCGTGTTGATGCCTGTTAAAGTAGTTCTCTCTTTGTTTTCGTATCCAGAACCACCATCACTAATAATGATATTAGAAACTACGTTCTTCTTATTGAAAGATTCAAACCTATGAACACCATCGCCAAAAGATGTGATGTCAACAGCGTTTGATCCTGTTACAACATCGTTAGTGTTGTTAAAGAGTTTAATAGTATGTTCGTCAACTAACTTGACATAGTATTCAGCATCACTTACCAAACCACCCAATACTGTCTGAGCATCAGGTTTGTAGATGACTCTCTCGGACTCTCTAAACTTGTGGAAGGTTGTGAACCCGATAGTGTTAGATGAAATACCAATTTGAGGATTGTCACCTGTAGCAAAGAAAGAAACGGAGTGTGTTATTTCTTTTGTATTAGCAGATGCTTTGGCACCCGAACCATTACCACCTGTGATAGTGATGATAGGATCGGTCACATAGTCAAAACCAGGTGTTAATACGTCTATTCTCTCAAGAGAACCTCTAACATTACATACACCTGTCGCTCCAACCCCTGTAGAGTCTTGAATGGACAATACAGGAGGGTTTACAATATCATATCCTTCACCGTCTGCTGCTACAGTTATATCATTAATAGAACCAAAGTAAACACTACTACCAGACTTATAGTTAAGTATCTCTACACCGTTGACAAGAAGACCAGTTCTACCGGGTAATGTCTCACGGTTTACACCATCATCAACAGGAGTCTTGAACTCTCTTACCAGTTGTTGATGTTCAAGAGTCTTGTCAAAGAAATCAACAGGTGTAAGTGTATTACTTGTGACAATACCAGATACAGAAACAAAAGTATTATTGAATAAGTTTGTTAAACTGCTAGCAATTTTGAACTGTTTAGCATTTATTCTCTTCACATAGAAGACCCCTGCTTCTATCTCAGGGAACTTACTTACATATTTGTTAAGACCGATAAGTCCAAGAGAAGTCTCTGGTTCAGCATAAGAGTTATAATAAACTTTATCACCAGTGTAATATCCGTGGTTTCTTGTAAGAGTAAAGAGTTCACCACTGTACTCTCCATTCAGTTCAACAATTCTATCGTAGAACTCAAGGGGGTTTGCATTGTAACGAGGCAGGGATGAAGAAGCAACCAATACATCTCCATTGAACTTAGCATAGGAGTTCTGTACGTTGGCAAATGTTTTTTCAATGTTAGAATATTTGGTGGCATTAAGACCACTAACATCAGGTTTAAGAACATTTCTTCTAGCACTGAAGGTGCTGCCGTTAAGCACCCCTTGTCCTTTTATTGTAAAGGTGAACTGGTTTTGAATATCTACAACATCACCAGTCTTTTCAGCACCACTAGACTCAATAATGGTTACACTATCACCAAGTCTTAAATCATTTTTTATTTCAGTTGTAATGTTATATGAGTTGTCAGATGAATCTACCAGAAGAATAGATCTTACATCAAACTTAGGAGTCACGTTGTGGAACCAACTGCTGACAAGAGCGTTGCTGGTTGTAATACCAAGTGACTTAATTTTAATTTTGTCTCTGTTCTGATAGAATGAAGTATCAGCGTCAATGATATTTTGACTTAATACATTACCAATACGCACTTCTATTCTACTAGTTGTAGCAATACCTACAATAGGAGCATCAGTAGAAGCAATGGATACGGCATCCAGTCCTTCAAAACCGTGAGCAACCACATTAAGACTAAGATCTGTAGCGCCAGATATTTCAACAGTTGTACCAAATGTGGTTGTATTTGCTGCACCAACACCAATAAACTGGTTAATAGTCTTAGAACGATATGTCAGAATACCACTTTGACCTGTTACTCTTATTAAACCTGATGTAGGGAAACCGATAGTGGAGTCAACATCAATGATAGAGGCACCTGCCGCTACAACTGAAAGGTTTTTAGTCTTAGGATGAGCATGGAACTCACCTAACAATGTTCCGCCAGTGAGGTCGATGTCCTTTGGATAGTCAAAGTCAACACTAACTTGATAGTAGTCCTTGCTATTGTAAGTAAGTTTCTCTACATCAATGATAGTAGCGAATGCTTCATCAATACCATACTCGGGATATGCACTCTGATATAATGTCTGGTTCTTTAACTTAAGAGGATCACCTTGTACTTTCTCTACAACAAGGTCTCTTGTCTTTCTAAACTGAGCATCAGATGGTCTGAATAAGAAGTCTTTTGGTTTTACTACTTCAGCGACTTCGCCATACAAAGCAGCAAACAGTATTCTAAAGGACTCATCAGTTCCTTTTGACTGATAAAAGTCTTTGGTTCTAGAAAGGAACAGTTTCTGGTTGATGTCATCATCAAATTCTCTTTGTTCAAACCCAGGAGCAATCTGTCCTTTCAGTTTGATAAGAAACTGTTTCAGTAAAAGGTTACTGAGGTTTACAATCTTCGCACCTTGGGTGTGGGATTCTGCTTCTGAAGTTGTAAAGGTAAGGTTGTCTTTATCTTCTACAAACGATGTTACACCTGAGAAACCACGAATACATCCATTAAAAGTATTTCTAGACTTGGAAGTATAGAGAATAATCTCGTTGCCAATTTTTAAAAGACCATATCTTTCAGGAAACTTATATGTTCCAAACGTATCATCAGCTATTTGAGTGCTTGCTGTGATAGTAGTGTCTGCAAAATCAATGTCACTATCAAGAATAGTTTCATCAACTGTATCAACTAAGGTTTCAAGTTTCAGATATTCATCAATATTTTGAATAACATCAGCGGGTGCTGTAGGATATTCTTGCGAAATATAATATTGCTTTAAAAATTCACCAACCAAGGGAAAGTCATCCCTAACAAATGCAGGTAACTGATACTCAATAATGTCCTGAATCTGTACGCGCTGTAAGTCGGTAGATATCATCTCTTACTCTTTAGTATGAATATGTAGGTGTTGATGTAGAGGTTGTTGTAGAGGGTGTAGAAGTGGTGGTTGTAGTCGTTGTCGTTGTCGTACCACTTGTCTGCTGTTGAGTTACTCTTCCTATTGATACTGCGTCAGTAGATCCTCTAACCAAAGCACCGTTTGCAAAACTGGACGAGACCACATAGTTTGAACCAGAAATATCATAACCTGAGGATATTCTATCGTTGATAGAATTAATCGTAACGTTATTAGTATCTAGTTGAATATAAAGATCCTGTAATCCGATGATGTCATTTGAGAATGGTATTGCCGAAACTTCAATAACAGGGAACTGTTTATTAAGTTGTGTTGATATAATATTGATGGGATTCAGTTTTATCTCACCTTTTATGTAATCAATAGTACCAACATTTCTTCTCACGACAGTAGCATCTGTTGGAGAGTTAAGACGGATAAGGTTTATAACTCCATCCTCAAGTCCCATGTTTGGTGTATCAGCAAGGTAGACAACACCAGCAGTGCCGCTTACTTGGAAACCAGAGGACTTGATGTTATACCCCACACCGCTCGCAGGAGAGTGTCCGTGGTTCTTTACATGGAATCTATTACCAAAGCATATCTCATACTCTGCAAAGGCATTCAGGGACGCTCTGAGGTCCCTACGCATCTGTACAGTGGTGATATTGGATGTGATGGCATCATTAGTATTATCAATGACACTCAAGAACTTACTGTATTTGAAACGTGCGCCAAACCTATTCAGTTCAGTTGAGTTGGCATATCTATCAATGTTGTTGGATACAAGTGACTTCACTTCGTCACCATTGCTTATCTTATTACCATCATAATAAACGTTCGACAGAACCTCAATGTAAAGGTACTTAAGGTCTGTTATTTCTAACTCAACACCACCGACCGAATATTTCTTTATTTCTCTTTTAATATTATCTTTTACAAGGTTAGATAAGTATGCACCATTGATAGGTTTGATACTAGCAAATACCTTTCCAAACTGAGGAGGACTTAACTCTTCACCACCAAAGACAGATACAGACTCTGCTTCACGATAGATGGTTGGTAAAAGGTTTTCATAGTCAGTTGATGTAACTGCTCTTCTTTGTGAAGAATATATCTGAGGAGCATATTTCTTAATAGACTCCACAGTTTCAATGTCATCACCAGCAAATGATGCAGTGTTGGTTGTGATAAGAGATATGCCAGAGTTAATGGCAACATTATCTCTAGAAGTCGTCAACTTACCAGAGAATGTTAAGTCAGAAACACCATTACCACCAGAACCATTTGTCACTAGGAATGATACTTCAACAAAGTTTGGTTCTTCTAGTTTCTTACCAAATACACCATCACCAAAAATAATTTCATATCTAGAGTCTTCTATCTCTTGTACCCAGAATACAGGAGAGTCTCCAGTAACATCAAATAAACTTTCTGCTAAACGATATTGTCTCTTAACAGAAGACAGTCTAGATGGTTTAACTATTACTTCTATCGTAGAAGTATCAATGTTTGAGGCATTCAGGATATATCTTTGTTGTGGGTTATAGTTATCAAATGAAAAGTTTGTTGTGACATATGTGCCTTCATAGACATCAATATTATCAAAACTTGCTACTTCATTAACTACAGGCACAGTGATGTCATTCATCAAAGAGAACCTGAAGTTCGTTGTACCGAACGTTGCACTATTTCCTACTAAACCTTTGTTTAAGGTAATAGTTTGAGGTTGAGTATCGTAGTCAGATGTATCAACAAAGAAAGATATATTTGCTCTTGCTGCTCTTCTGGACCTAGGTACATATCCTATATTCCTTGCCAGAGACACGACGTTCTCCCTCAACGTCGCTGAATCAATGAATACCTCATTAGATACCATATTGGCATTATATGAGGTAATATACGTATTGTACGCTAATGCATCTATGATAGTAGAAAGGTTTGACCCTTCAAAATCATAGTCAGTAAAGTTCGAGTTCGACCGCAGATATTCTGTGATCGACTGTTTTATCTGATCGAAGTCTAGGTTGGCGAAATTGACTAGCATTATCGTGTCTGTTGTAATGCGAATGATAACTGTTGAGGTTGTGCCTCTATACCAATAATGTCATAACGAATAGCAATATCGTATTCACCATTGTCAAAGTTTGGTTTAACTATAACTTGGCGAAGTCTTACTCTAGGTTCAAAGTTATTAATAGTATTTTCTATTTGTTCTTTCAATGCCTCAGTCGTAATATCGTCCATTGGTTCAAACAACAGACGACTTACTTGTGAACCGAGTTCAGGGTTAAAAGGTCTTTCACCAGGTGCTGTAAGTATTAAGTTACGTACAGAACGCGCAATAGCAGTTTCATTTGTATTCGCAATCAAGTCAAAGGTGAGTGGATTCACCTTAAAAGACATGTTAATGTCTTTAAAACTTTTACTTGCGCGTTGTACTGGCACCTTTAGTTACACTAAGTATATTTTATTTATTGCCTTTCCTGAGCAGTTTTCCAGAAGTAACTTTCTTGGTCGCCTAAACCCATTCTATCGTATCCATTTTCAACCTGATAGTATTCAGTTGATACTTTAAAGTCAGGTTGCTTCGGCACCTCTGGTGTCAAACTGTTATCATAGATACGCATTCTATTGTTAGGATAGAGTGCATATTGACCATTAACAAGTTCAATCAAGTTATGAGACTTGTGTTCTGCAGGGTTCTCACTTGTTGCATAGTCAATGGTATCAGGATCTTGATGATAGTTGTCTATCGTACAAACGTATGTACCTTTAACAGTGCCATGGTCTCTTGTATAGACTTCATAGTCCATACTACCAATGAACTGCTTCTGTACTGCTACCACGCCATAGTCCATACAGTTCCAAAACTGTAAGTTATGAAGACTCATGTCAGGGTCAGGTTTCTTAGGTTGCGAGAGAAACGCGCTGATAGGTAACTTATCATACATTGCTGCATACTCTGGTAAGTATGTCTCAAAATAAAAAGCACGTCCAGGCATCGACTTACACGACACCCAAACGCCTTTTACATATTCACCCCAACCACTTTGGTGATCAGTTAAGTATTCTTTTCTTACCCAAACTTCAACAGAAGGTAGGTTGCAAATTAATGCTGCCATTTCCAAGATTGCTCATTCGTAGAGTATCTATACAACAACTCTTCATCTTTTTTAATATCACGAATAGCAATATAGAATTCATCTTCATCTATTCCTATATTGGGTTCATCGGAATGGTTAACATAATATGCTTGATATATTCTATCAAGGTCACAGTCTATCCAGAAACCTTCTTTATCACACCAGGTTAAAGATACAATATGATCATGCATCCACTCTGGTATTTCATCCCATAGTATTTTCTTTGCTTCCTGCCGCCCTTTCCATATCATTGTACCCTTAGGTATATCACATAAAGAAAAAACACCCACCCCGCTACAGACTTTGCTAGGAGCGAGATAGGTGTAAAGCGTCAAGTCATAGTTCAACGACCTTGCCCACGATATGCTTTCTTACGACCATTACGAGAGGTCGGGCTCAGTTTCGTGTTAGCCGAGCGTCCTTGCCGAGTTTTTTTGCCCGGTGAAGGCATCCAACCATCTTTGACAAGACCAACCTTTGCTTTTACTGCCATTCTCTAAGTACCTCAAATAACGCGAGTTTTTTCGTGACCAACTCGAATCCGAGGGTCGCACCAGATTTCATATCCTGCTTCAATAGCATCAAGACAGAAACTTACATCTTCTCCACACATATCCTGAACTGCTCCAGACTCAAAGACTTGCATCTTAGGAGCAAACCAAGGATACTTCATTTCCTTATTCTCAAAGACTCCTTTCTGAATCATAACCCAACCAAAACCTGTGTAGTCAACTGTGAAAGGTTTCTTACGCTTTGAGATAGACTCGACAGTTTCGTGATTCATCACACCACCGTTCTTACGGAAGTCATCTTCTTCCAACCAGTGTGCAACAGAAGTAGTTTGACCATCTTCAGTGGAATACCAACCAGCAGTGATTGCTTTCTCTTCACCCTCTGCAGGCAGTGCTAAGTCACACAACTGCCAAAACTTCTCAGAGTTAAAGACAATATCACTGTCAATCCACAGTTGATAATCATACTCCAACTTACCATCCCAGGGAATCTGATCAGGTCCACGCAACACATTAGCGCCCAAGCACTTACAACGTGCAAAGTTAACCATGGAAGAATAGTCTTGACTAATCTGAATACTCATTCCATTCTGTACTAAGTCAAAGCACAGTTGTACGAAGTTCTTCATGAACGTATAAGAACATCCACGACCAGGTAGACAGAAGACAATCTTCTTGCCTTTCATACGTCCTTTAATTGCTTCAATGTCCCACTCTGGTCCCTTAACCTTTTTTGGTGGAACAGTCTTTACAGTAAATCCTTTTGCCATTAGAAAGATAACTCTTCAGTTCAAAGTATAATGCAGTGTATGTATAATGTCAATATGACGGGTCACCCGCAGGTGCGCTTCCTTCCATTAATGTATAAACTTGCTCATACGACAAGTCTTCCTTACTATAGTCAGTTCTCATTAAACCTACCATACCTTGCAACTGACTCCAGGTCTGATGAAACTGTTCTTCATTCAAGTTGTTATATAAACACTCTCCCTTCGCATAGATGTGGTAAATCTTATTTGCCAAAATTTTTTCCTCCGAAAATTTTTT